GTTCCAGTCAATGTTCATGAAGCGACTGAGTGACATGATTGCTGCTGAGAACGACACACCGTTGCAACTTGATCCACGCATGGGTGCTGAGATGGATCAGTGGATGGAGATGCCGTAATGTTCCTGACCGCTAAGGACCTCGGTGTAGCTAAGTCGTTCCAGAGAACACTACAGTCGTCAACGATCAGGTCGTTCGAGGGCGGTCTCAATGTCATTGATGCCGACCTCAACATGAAACCTAAGTATGCAGTCGTCCTCGACAACATGGAACGTAGCATTGATGGTGCACTGTCTGTTCGACCAGGGACGGTGTTGTTTAGCACACTGGCTACTACAGCGAACATCGTCAACAGTTACTACTTCCTCAACTACATTGTGGCGGTAACAGATGATGGAGTAGTGTGGAAGGTTCTCGGTGACGGCTCGTCTAGTAAGTTGCTTGTTGGTGGTGTCTCTCCGTGGCTTGGCAGTCCTGGTAGTGTGTTGTTCGTCTCCTTTGCTATATTCAACAGTGATCTCATCATTTGTTGTGGCACAGAGAAGCCATTGGTGATCTCAGGTAACACGAGCAATCTACTCTACAACACGTTGCAGTATCTCGTAGATCCAGCATCACTGTCGAACGTCAACACACCTGTTGGTAAGTATGTCATCTCACACAACCAATACACCATCATTGCTGGTATCACACTACAGCCGTCGTTCATCTACGTCAGTTGTAAGGGCACAAGTGGGACGTATCTAGGAGATGCAGCACCGAACGATGCAATAGCACTCGATCTAGGTCAGCGTGTGTCACTTGGTAGTTCTGTTATCACAGGTCTGGTGTCGTATCGAGACAAGGTCATAGTCACGTTCGAGCGTGGAGTGTTACCGATAACACTTGGTGTCTATACAGGCACGCCTGCTGTTCACACACCGACTGATGACGGCTTCATTGAGGAGTTCGGTTGTATTGCTCATAGATCACTGATCAGTGTTGGAGACGACACGTTCTACTGCGACAACGTCGGTGTCAACACAGTGCAGAGGATCATCCTCAACAACACACTGCGTCCCTCTCGTGCATCCGAGTTCATTGATCCATTGATCACTACTGCTATGCAGGCGTTGACTATCTCACAGATCAATGCATACGTGTTTGCTGTCTACGACATGCGTCATCGACGCTACATGCTGTTCGTTCCTGTGTTTGTTAATGGTGTGATCTCTGAGACGGTCGTCTTTAGTTACACATCTGTGCCTACACTGAAGGTGTCTGCGTGGGCACGTCTACGTGGGTGGGTGTTCTCATCAGCATGTCGCACGTCGTTGCAGAGTATAGTCTTCGGTTACGGCAACAAGTTGTATACTTACGACTTCGATGACGTGAGCACGAGTGCTGACTACGTCGGTGACACTAGCAAGAGTGCTAACGGCGTCGGTGTGCCGATCAACTTCACGTGGGAACTCCCCTGGGGTGACTTCGGTAAGCGCATGGCAGTTAAGCGGTCACGCTACCTCAGTCTCGACACAACGGGCACAGGCTCGTTCACTGTGAAGATGTATGTAGACAACATCAAGATGGACAGCGGCGGCAACGATGCACCAGCACTCAGTGCTGACATGCAGGGTGGTAGTGTTGGAGGTTACGGCTTACAGCACTACGGCTCGACACCTTACGGTGGTGGTAGACCAAGTAGTGATGAACGGTTGTTCGCATGGAACACTATGTTCAAGATCAGCAAGTTGCAGATCACTGGTAGCACTACCAAGCCGTTGAAGTTCGTCAGCATCTCAGTGGCATTCGAGCCGGGTAGTTTCAGGAGATAGTCATGGCAGGTGTGACACCAAACATTCGATTGAACCTTCCTACCTACGACCAGCCTGGGTGGGACACATTGATGAATGCTAACCTGATCTCACTCGACAGCCTGATCACACGGTCACTGAGTCTGACTGGTGCGTATGTAGGTGTCTACACTCCTGGTGCCACTTACACGATCAATCAAGTAGTCACTGATCCAGCGGACAGTTCATTGTGGCAGGCAGGTAGTGGCTTCACCACATTGGTTACCAACACGTTCGCACAGGAGCGTGTAGCTAATCCTAGTCATTGGACGAATGTCACAGTGACTACTACCAATGCAGCATCGAGTGCCACACTGGCGGCAGGTAGTGCAACGGCAGCAGCGGCAAGTGCAGTAACGGCAGCAGCTAGTGCAACTACAGCAGGGACGAGTGCTACTAATGCAGGAACGAGTGCAACTAATGCTGCGGCGTCTGCTGTAGCTGCTGCAACTGGTGCGTCATTCAGTAATACTGGTCGTAACCTCATAAATAACTCCATGTTCCGTGTGCAACAACGAGGTGCTGGTCCGTGGACAGTCATTGGTAACACGATTGATCGTTGGAAAGCTGGTGCGGTAACTGACACATTCAGTGTCACTGCACTGACACTCATTGATGCTGATCGAACTGCTATCGGGGATGAGGCAGCAGCGTTCGCAATGCAGAACGTGTTCACTGGTAGTGGTGGTGCTAGTGCATACACAATCATTCAACAGAACATCGAGGACGTCAGACGATTAGCAGGTAAGACGGTTACCATCTCGTTCTGGGCTAAAGCTAACTCTGGTAGTCCCAAGCTTGGTGTGTCGTTTGATCAGGTATTCGGGACAGGTGGTTCACCATCAACAGTAGTGCTCAGTAATGGTGTATCTAACACACTCAGCACGACATGGACACGCTACAGTGTTACCACAGCTATACCAACGATCATTGGTAAGACACTAGGCTCCAACAATGACCACTTCACATCACTAAACTTCTGGTATAGCACTGGATCAACCAACAACGCGCGTTCTGGTTCTATAGGTGTGCAGACTTCTACCATACAGATATGGGGTGTGCAGTTAGAAGTCAGTAGTGTTATGTCGTCGTTCGAGAAGCTAGACATCGCGGCTGACATTGAAGCATGTCAACGACACTACACTATAGGCTCCAGTTTCATGTTGACATACACCAGTGCTGGTGCCTCCTTTGGTATGTGGCAACCCTTCCCTGTTCAGATGCGCGCAGCACCATCAATTGTATACAGTGGCACCGCCTACAGTAACGCAGTCACCATTGTCACATCAGCAGCTAATATCAATGGGTTCATACCAGAAGCGTCTGCTGTAGCACTGGCTGCATGTAGTTTCCTGACAGCATTCGCTGCGAGTGCCGAACTGTAATGTCATGGCATATAGAGGTGATGAGTCTAGCACGCATGAGTGACTTCATCAGTATTGGTGAGGAGTTGTGGTCACTCGGTGAGCAGACACATCTAGGCTTCGACAGAGAGACGACAGAGAGACTAGGTCTACGATGCTTGAATGATCCCAAGATGTTCTGTCAACTAGCTGTTGTCGATGATGAAGTTATCGGTGGCATGATTGGTTACGTGACACGGATGTTGTTCTCTAACACAATCATTGGTAATGAGGAGGGCTTGTATGTTCGGAGTGGTATTCATGATCGCGCCGCCATTGCCGCTGAGATGTTGCGGAGGTTCGTTCGGTTCTGTAAGGATGCGGGAGCGACCGACGTGCGAACAGGTGTCATCTCTAACATCGACAACTATGCAGCCGATGTGTTCTACAGACGTAACGGCTTCAAGCGTATTGGAACAATCTACGCACTACGTAAACCAGGAGGTAGGTAATGGGCGGCGGCGGTAAAGGTGGTGACAGTGGTCCTCCTGTGCAACCGACATACACTGATCCAGTGAATGGTATGTCGTTCAGTAACGGCACCAAGGAAGTAACCAATCCCGACGGCACTACTAGCACAGTGAGCATGTCAGGTGCGGATCAGTTGAACGAAGAGATCAAGGCACGACAAGCAGGAGAGAAGACAACCAGTGACGCAGCTACAGCGAAAGCAACAGCAGACGCAGCAAAGGCTGAGAGTGACTTCCAGACTCGTGCGGGGACGGCTAAGACTCAGGCACAGAACAACATCAATGAATACTTCAAGACTCAAGGTGTTGACCCAACCGCGTATAGTAAGCAGATCGGTGACACAATCAACACAGCAAGCAACAATGTTACTGATCTCTCTCCTAATCCACAGGGGGCATATGCCGCAACACTTGGGAGTGATCTCTACAATACACTGACGAGTGGCAAGCAGTCACAGAACCTCGCAGCCTACAACACCAAGTTTGATCCCTCATACGCACTCACTGCACTACCAGGAACACTCGTTGATCCATCAGTTAGCAGTGTCGTCAACTCACAGTTCGATCCACTTGGCACACAACTGACTAATGCACAGAAGCGTGGAACGTTGACTGATACAGGCTACAATGCTGCACTCGGTGCACTGACAACAGCTAAGACTGGTGCGACTGCGACAGTGAACAAGCTTGCACAAGGTGTGCTCGACTCTGATCGTAGTGGAGTCAATGATTACATCGGCACAGGTCGAACTGCGGCAGGCTCTGCTCCATTGAACACTGCGTTCTCTGTTGATCCATACATCGCTGGTGCTAGTGACCTCGTTGGTCGTGACACTGCAAGCTTTGGAGGTGATGTGCAGAATGCTGTAGGCAGCACTAAGTTCTCCGACCTCACCTCATTGTTGAATGCTGGAGGAGCGGTGCAGGGTGCCACAGGTGGAACTATTAATCCCGGTGCTAACGTCCCTGGTAGTGGTGATCTAAGTCCATCCTACCTCGCACAGCAAGCACTTGCTAATGACAAACGAGGACTTGGCACACAGGGAGCATTCTAATGGCAAGTGTCGGCGGTGCAGCTAGTGGTGCACTTAGTGGTGCTGCCGCTGGTTCAATGATCATGCCTGGATGGGGCACGGCTATTGGTGCTGGTGTAGGATTGCTGAGTAGTCTGTTAGGTGGTGACGGTGGTGTTGCTGCACAACAGGCTATGAGTCGTAACCAACTACAGCAGGC